CAGATTTTTGGCGATTGCCGCCACCTGATGCAATCACATTACCTTCAGCATCAGTGCGAGGTTGACCACCTGCTTTGCGCTTAACATTTGCAAATGCTTCAGCTTCTTCGGCCGTTGCGATAGGCAATGCGTTTAGCATATCAGTTACAACCACAGCGTGATCAGAGTCTTCATGAGCAGCGATATAGTTCACCGCTTCTTTGATTTGCTCATCAGTGAAGCGAACATCTTCAGTTACATAAGCGAAGTTGCGGTTTTTACGGATGTCATCGATTTTACCGACTGTAGTTCCATATTTTTCTGCTAGCGCTTTTGTACCAGCTTCAGCGGGCTCAACAAAACGGATTAAGAAAACGATTGCCAGAGCGATACGGCCACGAATAATTGCCGGTTTTTTAACTACTTCAGTCATGGGATAAGTTCCTGTTGTTAATTGACTAATAATTTGTTTACAAGCTTTATATTAATACGCTATAAAAAGTATGTAAACGCTTAATTTCAATGACCATGTCCAACGAATATTATGAACAAAGCCAAACCTAAAAAGACCCAGATGATGTTCAAGGTGCATAGTCCGTACATAAATAGCCCTAATCCGACCCATGCCATTACTTGAACTCCCAAATTACTTTGAGCAAGTGTTTCACAACTATGATAGCCATGATCCACAATACAGCAAATGCTCCAATGACGATTTTAACACCTTTCTCAAAGTACCTCATACATTGCGCTATGCGCTTAGCACGTTGCACCTTGGTCAATGGTCTTCGTTCTGGAAGCAATGCAACCAGGCGCTTTGCCCATTCAATTAAAATCGCAAGTATGAACATTGCTATTACTCAGTTTGTTCGACTTGACTATATTAATATAAATAAATAGCCTAATAAACTACTTTTGTTTGCGCTCTGAATTAATTTTAAAGTTAACTTATATGTTTATATAACTTTAAGTTTAAAATAGCTCAGAGATAATCACTAGCGCTCTGAAAGTAGTCAAATAATATAACTTTTAATTAAATTTTAAAATAAAGAATTTTCAACGATGTTCATGAGTTTATCTTTGTGCGAAGTACGAAGCACCAGGTACCATGGAGCTCATGAGGAGCTCACTGTGCTTTGAAACGTCGTGATCTTGCGAATTATTCGTTCAGAGCGGACATGTAGACAGAGCCCCTAAATCGAGTGAAGGGGCATAAGTATGAAGTTTTTGCTATACTTTTCAACAACATGTGATGCACCAGGTACTTCGTGCTTTGCTATTATTTTTATTTTTTTAAAAATTTTAACTTTATATATTAAAAAGTAGCTACTAGACAGTGATATACCTATCTCCTTTTACCCTTACCATGGAATATATATATTTTTTTTAATTTATTAATACTATTAAAATAATAATAATAAAAGAAGAATGGTAATCTCTAAGTTGTTGAAAAGAAAAACAAAAACTACTGTATTAAGCCCTTAGCACAGAGCAATAAGTGCATCCTACATAATCTATTACCCACAAATAATTTTTATGCACTGAAAACTGCTACATTGTATAAAAAATACACAATTGTTATATTATAACATGGAGGGTATCCTTGTGGATCATTTTTGAACACTTTGTACAAATTTTATCCATTCCTAGCCATCCGTTGGCGGGTCGTCTACATAAACTATTATTTAGTTGATAACACCTGTATGCTCCTCCTACATAAACTTTTGATGCGTATAATGTAACAAAGTATTACACAATAGGTTACTTTTTAACCAAATTCCCTAGCCCTTGGCGCCTCGCCCTTGGTACCTGGGACATATCGATTTGTACCTGGGACATATCGATAAATATCCAATATCTAGCCATTAGTACTTCGTTCATCATAATCCGCATCTTGAACATAGTCACAAATTAAAATTGTTTACTTTTATCACATTATCGTGTATTATTTAACCAGATAAATCCATTGTGGAGAACAAAATGACTGCGAACTTGGCATCAGGTCCACTGAATCTTGTGAAAGAAATGGTCTTTGTGCGTCTTTATATGACATCTAAGGACGCAACTACACTGAAATATGCTCGCGGACCTATGACAGGCCAGACATACAGACCATCTGATGATCTAGAATCGGCGCTTTATGCTTACAGAGCATGGATGTATGAGAATAAACCCGACGGAATTGGTACAGAGGTGTCAACTTTGTATCCGATAGCTGGGCTTTATGAGTCATTCGCTGAATTTCTGTATAAAGATTACAGTAACACACGGTATGGGAAAGTAGACAGGGAGAGCTGGATGAAACTGATGGCTAAGGCTGCTGGCGGGTTGTCACTGGTGGACAGTCGGTTAGACTTGACACCTGATGAAGCGTCACTGGTAAATAAGTACGACATGTGGGCAGGCTCTATAAGTGTGGATAACTGGGAGGCTCCGGTCCAGGTGCCTGAGACATTGTCGATGGTTCATGGCGGGACTGTTCATGTTGTGAGAGACTTAAGAGACCCGATGGAACAGGTACGAGGGTTTTGGGAACCTCCACGTGATGTGTGTAGTGAGGAGCAGGCAGATAAGTTGGCTGCGATGAGGAAATTAACTGGTCGGTCGATGGTAGATTGCCGCAAGGCGTTGATAAATAGTGACTGGGATTTTGTGGCTGCGAGGGAGTTATTATGAACGAAAAGATATTTTATGCAGGGGTAAGAGACAAAAGACTTTATCCAATTCAAGGTATGGACATCCTTGTAATGCACGGAATTGTCTACGATCGATGTTGCCAACGTGGCAAGAACACAAAGTGGCGTAAGGCTTATATGCTTCCGCGTAATGTACAGAATTTAGGTATTGAGTTTAAGAGAGGAGAGACGTGGCCACTTAAAATCAAATATCGTGGATATGTACTGGATCGCATTACTGATAGTAAAATAGTTAATATGACTGGTCCAAAGTGAGATTTAAAGATGTGCATCTTATGTGAAATACTTGGTCGTAAGCACGTAAAACGTGTTGAACCATTAGAAGGAATGCGTGAATATAACGAAGAGCTTAAAATGCACTTCGAAATCTACGATAAACATGAGAATTTTCACCGTATCCATGCGAACGACGGTGAATGGTATGCTATTCGTAGCGATAAAATAAAGGTGCTTTTATCATGAAGAAAGTGATGCAAACAGTTACAGGTTTAGGTGGCAATTGTGAAGGTGCAACGATTGCTACATTGCTTGGTTTAGAGTTATCAGAAATACCGGACTTCTGGGAAGGATGTGATAAAGAGAATCCAGATGCTCCAGGAGCTGGTGTTTTATATCAAGACAACTTAAATTACTTCCTTCGCCGACATGGTTATAAAATGCTGAATTTAGGTGTGAGTAAAGACCCATCGGAGCGCGACGTTGATTGGGTTATTGAAATCAGTAAACATCTTGGCGTAAAGCACTTGGTGGCTGGTATCTCGCCACGTGGTTATATGCATTCAGTAATCTATGAACACGGTCAATTGTGGCACGATCCTCATCCTGAAGGTGGTGGAGTAATTCCTTGTCAGATTTGTCTTTTAGTGCCAATCTTTGGAGAATATGAATGAAATATATCAAGTATTGGGGACCTTGCATAAAGTGCGGCTATCCAATGGTAAACTGCGTTTGCCGCTAATCAACACTAATCAAAGGCGTGTACAAGTTACACGCTTTTTTATATTATATACTTATAGCAAATCAATTGGAGATGCATGCTAATGGGACAAATTGTAACAATTCCTCAAACGATTAGATTTGGCGTTATGTATACAGAGTCAAAGCGTATCGTTAGCATTGATGGATACATTTATGGATTTGGTGAAGCACCAGAAGAGACTTATAGCTTAGACGTTGCGCAAGCATTGTATGCTAGAATGATTTCTGAAGGGCATACAGATAAAACAATCACATTGTTCATGTACTCACCTGAGACTATAAACGAAGATCGTCAACCATTTCCAGTTGATGAGGAATACTATTCTAGAGATAGACTCTTCAGCGCATGCTATCCGGAATTTTCCGATTACACATTAACATCTGAATTTCATTAAAGGTGAACACTATGTCAGTTAATACAGTTTTAATCAATAAGCCTAAGGGCGAAGCGCTTGGTTTCAAAGTGTCAACAACATTGCGTGAGCAAATCATTGACGTTGTTGACTTCTTAGAAAGTCTTGATTTTAAGCTCACAATGTTTAGTGTCATTGAGAATAAGGCTGCGGAGGTTAAATACACAAATGAAACAGGTGAATTTACGCATTGCTTTATTATGATACCAAACTACACGGTACACCAAGAGAATGGTATTCCAGTTTGCTGGTCAAAATCATTGTGGGAATCCAAAGGTTTTTACTTCGATAATTTAGACGAGATGTTTGAGAGCGCTGATGAGATTCACGCTTTAAATGTTAATGAGTATGATCCTGTTGAAGCATTACGTGGGATTTTAGAATGGTGTCGTGGTAATGGCTTAGGCCTTGAGAACTTCGGAATGAGTGGGAATGGCATTTACTCTATTACAGCTGACGGATATGAGTCAGAAGAATTCGGACGTAATGATTATGTGTTCCAAAATGAGCAAGGTCATTTTGAAGTTTGGACTAAAGAAGAGCTTGAAAGCGAAGGATATACAGTCCAAGATGATCTTCCGTTTTAATTTATTAGTGGTTCCAGTTTCAACTTGTGTATTATGGGTTGCAGTCATGTTATTATACACGACTGCAAACCATCGATTAGATTGCTATATAGGAGCAACAAGAAATGAAATCAGATTTATGGGCGATTTTCGGTTTTATAATGATTGTCATCATAGTGCTAAGTTCTGGGTTCGTATTAGCGAATGAGTTTAACTTGGTAGCAGGGTCTCCTGGCCCTTACTTGAATAGTAATACGCATCTAAACGCTTATCGCGTTGTGCTAGGTGCTGTGTTCGGTTTTGCGTTAGCTATTGTCAAAATAATGGATCCTAGTTATGGCAAAAAATAGGAGAAGTTTTATGGCTACAAAAGCTTTCTATGGCGTTGAAGCTCAGAGTTATTCTGATCACGACTTAGAGGATTTTCACCAATTGTTAGCTGTGAAAATTATGCACAGTCCAAAGCGTTGGAATCTTGTCAAATATGTGTACCGTGATCTTGAAGAAACAGAAAGAACAGATCACAGCAAAAGATTCGTCATCGTTTTTAATTCAATCATTTCACAAGAAGAGCTAGATGAATTCTTAAAACCATTCGGCGAAATGGAATTAACATCATTTTATGGACTTGAATTATGACTAAAGTCACGACCATAGACGAAAGTCAAGAAGTGTCAGATGAATTTTATGATCTAATTCAACCGAGACTTCGTATGAGTCCACGTGGACTTGGTTCTAAGCGCCACAGAGAATTTATGGAGTCATTATATCAAGAGTATATTGATTCAATGGGTAAACTGACTCGAGAACGTGTTCAACCATTATTTGTGATACTAGATGAAGGGGATAAATTGTGAGGAAACGAAACGGACACAATCAAAAACGACGTGCTTTAAAATACAACAAGCCTTACACTGGTTACTGTGAAAACTGTCAAGCAACTCGTGAATTTTCAGCATTAAAGAAATGCGAAAAATGTAAGAAAATTGATGTAAATCATCAATAAATTAACCGCTCTGATTTCGTTCTTATACTGGTAACTATACTGTTATTTTTATTTGATAAAAATCAGAGCGGTACTACTTTGAGCACGGTAATTAAAGCTATAAATAATAATAATTTACCGCTCTGATTTAATTATAAATAATTTATACTGGTAACTATACGTATACAAACAAAATCAGAGCGGTAAATTATTGGGCAAAAACGTTGAATTTGTGAAATAAAACGTTAGTTTTTAATATATAATAGGTTTATTAAAAGGAAAGTCAAATGTTTAATTTATTTAATTGGTTTAAACCAAAGAAATCTCCACTTCAAACTCGCATCGATGTGTTTGAAAACATATATTCAAGTCTTTTACAAGATTGGAATGAATACGCAGATGTTGACATGTGCTCAATAACAATCGATGTATCACAATTTCCAGAACAGTTAGATGAATGGATTAAAGTCATAAATGAAAATTTCCACGTCTATAACAAAATCATTTTTTACATTGAAGCGTCTAGCACAACTGAATGCGGATTTTTATCTTGTAAGGAAGTTTTAACAGTTAAACTGACAGAACCACCTTACATTCTTACAGGGTCTATTAAAGCTTAGGAGGCATCGTGGCTCGTATCAACGAAGAAGAAATTTCATATTTAATGCTACTTTCGAAATTGCTTAAAGCAGCGCCAAAAGATGATCGTACTGGGACAGGAACATCTGAAATTTTTGGGTATCAGATGCGATTCGATTTGTCAAAAGGATTTCCTTTGCTTACGACAAAGAAAGTACACTTTAAATCTATTGCAATTGAATTATTTTGGTTCCTTCGTGGACGTACTGATAACCAATGGCTTAAAGAACGAGGTGTAACGATTTGGGATGAATGGGCAACTGAAGAAAAGTGCAAACAATTTGGTCGTAAAGAAGGTGACCTAGGACCTATTTATGGACATCAGTGGCGTAATTTTGGTGAACAAGAAGTTGAAACAATTGGCCATAATTCTAGAGGCGATGAGGTTCAAGTTGTAGCAATAATCGATGGTTTTGACCAAATTGCATGGGTTATCAATGAAATTAAAACTAATCCAAACTCTCGTCGCCTAATTGTGTCAGGTTGGAATCCATCAGAAGCGAATCAAGTAGCACTTCCACCATGTCATACAATGTTTCAGTTTCATGTAAATGAAGGAAAATTATCTTGTCAATTATATCAACGTAGCGCTGACACTTTCATAGGTGTTCCATTTAACATAGCATCGTACGCTTTACTGACTCACATTATTGCGTTAGAATGTGGACTTGAAGTTGGCGAATTCATTTGGACTGGTGGATGTGTTCATCTTTACAAAAATCACTTTGAACAAGCTAAATTGCAATTATCACGTAGTCCACGCCACTTTCCAAAACTTGTAATCAAGAATAAAAAAGCCTTCGATGAATATGAATTCGAAGACTTTGAAATTGTTGACTATAATCCTTATCCATCAATTAAAGCAGAGGTTGCAGTATGAATCCATTAGACGTACAAGTTGGTGGCCAACACTACAAAAAGTACAAAATCCAACCTGTGGAGTTGTACAACAAATTTTGCTTAGGATTTGGTGAATCGAACCTGATTAAATATTCGATGCGTCATCAGGACAAGAACGGGTTGCAAGATCTAGATAAAGTAGAGCACTATTGTGATTTAATGATTCAATTCAATAATCCTATCGGCAAATTCATGTCAATCGATTATGTTGAGCATTTTGCACATGTGAACAATTTATCATTGTTTGCAAAGCAAGTAATTGAAGAGGTCAGCCTTTGGCTTTTAAATGGCTCGATCGATCATCTTCAAAATGTTAAGTCACTTATTCGTGAAGAACGGTCTAAGTATAAACCTTAATCATCATTTATCAATAGCGTGTACAAAGCTGTAAATATATCGTATAATGTCTATATAAACTAAAAGGTGATTGCTATGGAAAACTTAAATCAATATATCAACGAATGTGGCGAAAAAGCTGCTCGTCCACACCATATTGAAATCTCAAATGTTGAATATGACGATAATGAAGCATCATTTGAAATTGACAATATTCCACTATTTGCAAAAATCAGCTGGCATTTCGATCAAGATGGTGGATCTGGCGAACACTTCGTCGATGTATCGATTAAAGAATTACATACGGTTATACAAACGTCTAATGGAAGATTTGTCCCATTCCAAATTCACGCTCACAGCGATTTTGGGTTTTCAATAAACGCTATTGAGAATTTAATTGCTTCGACGATTTTCAATCGAGAGAAGTCAAAAGCTGAAGACAATTATTGGAACTCCTTAATAGATTCTTATGAATCAAGTAAATACTAAAAGACACGGGCCGATGAATTAAACCATCGGCCTTGAGTCTTTATGTATCTTAATTTCCAATGGAATAAAACAATTGTATTATATGGTGGTACAGTCCCCCAGGTTTGAGTTATAGCTATGAATTTAGATTTTGCGAAGCGGTTTGCAAAGCAAGGGTTTTTTGTTTTTCCAACGTTTAGGGGTAGACAAGGTCAGCAAATGAAGCCATACGGATGGGCTTTAAATTCGCTTGACGACCTAGCCAAAAAAGCAAAAGCCATTCCAGCAACGAATTTAGAAATTGAAATCGATCAATGGGCTGAAAAATTAAAAACACATTACAACTCTGAATTATCAAGCTTTGGTGTTCTTGGACGTGGTATTGTTATTTTAGACCTTGACGTTAAAAACGGGAAAGATGGAGCAAATCAATATGAACTTTTAAGACAGCGATTCGATATACCTGAATGTAAATTCATTGTACGAACCAAATCTGGCGGCTTTCATCTTTATTTCAAAAAACCGAAAAAATACAAAGATGCTCACGTAAAATCATTAGCAAGTATTTTGGTTAATGGCCATAAATATGACGGTATCGATGTACGTGGTGATGGCGGATTTGTGCAAGGTCCTACACGTGAAGGCGATTGGGTTGATGGCACTTACACAATTACAAAAGGTGGACCAGAGTCAGCGCTAACAGAATTACCTGAAGATTTAATTCGTTATTTCTTAGGTGCCTCGACAATGGATGACTTGGATTCATTGATGGCAGTTGAAGTAAACATTGCAAAACCGAATGATTTACTTAGCACTTTACGCCGTGGTGAATTACCTGATTTAATTCCAGATGGTCAACGTAACGAAGCTTTCTTTGTATTTATCAGCGCATTAAAAGCTAAAGGCTTAGATCGTGAAATTGCAAAGGTAATGTGCGATGAGCTTGCAAAACGTTGTGAGCATCCAGAAACACTACCGGCGTCCGTCAACATCAACGACATGCTTGATCGTGTCTTTGAAAAATCAATTGACAACCCTTACGATATCGGCTTAGACCTAGTGCAACGTGGTTTGTATATGCTGACTGGACACGGTTCAAAACCTAAGTATGTGATTTTAGAAGACAATCCATACATTCGATCTACAACGCCTCATGATCTTAGCTCTATGAAAGAGATGATGTTGCGGTATACTCGAAATGTAACAGGTCCAGACGGTAAAACAAAAGCTGTAAACCCAATGGATATTGCGGTTAAGCGTATTCCACCTGAGCATATCGTTGACACGATTGGTTTTAAAGCCGTAGATCAACCTGTTTACCAAATGAACATGGGACAAGGTACTAAGTTCTTAAACACATACAAAAAGCCACATGTTCCAGATATTCCAGCAATGCCACGTGCGTTTGAAGAGTTTAAAATTTTAATCTCTCGTATTTTTGGACCTGAAGGATCTCCAGATTATCAAATGGGGTTGGATTTTTGTGCTTGGTTTATTCAAAAGCCGACAATTAAGCCAGCAATTTCTATTTACTTAATCTCTGAAAAGCGTGGTGTAGGTAAATCATTGTTCTTGAACTTAATGACTTACTTATTAGGTGTAAATAAATTAGGTGAACGTCAAGCAAGGATTCGTAACTTAACAGATTTGACAAAACGATTCTTTAACCCAACAGGTTGTTTGCTAAATATTGTCGATGAAGTACAGTTCTCGGTGCATAAGAATATGCGTCAAGAATCGGCTGATTTTTGGCGTGTGCTTAAAAACCTAATTACTGCGAATACTTTAGAAATTGAGATCAAAAACGGTGGATCTTTCAACGTTGTAAACTCAGCTGGTCTAATTATGGCTGGTAACAAAGGGTCAAGATTCCCAATTGAAGAGTACGATCGTCGTCTTTGGATTATTGACAACAATGCTCCACAAATGAATGTTGGCACAGTTGATTTATTGTATGCTATCGCAAATGATACGGATGATTTTACAGCTCATGAAAAAATCCAAGCAGTAGAATCTATTCGTTGGTTTTTAAATCAGCACAAAATTGAAAACGATATGTCTACAATTCGTGCTCCAATGACTGCAATCAAAGAAGAAATGTATCGTGCATCGATGACAGATGAAGAAGAATGGTTTATTGATTATTTCATGAATCGCTCAAATGTATTGTCAGCTACGCCAATCATATCAAAATCAGCATTTATTTACATCATTAATTCGCATCCAGATATTCCTAGCGAACGTTGGCGAGAAAATGCTCATCATCTATTCCGTGACGCTGTACGTCGTGGGCATTTAAAACCTATTAAACGTGAAACTGGTACCAATTTACAGTTTACACAGTGTTTTCAAGTTTCAACTACAGGTGAAGTATTTGCTTCAAGTAAAGCAGAAACATTATACATGACACGTGATTTTGATGATATTGCTAAACTATCAAAAAATGAAGTTTTTAACTTGTTCAAAACGAATTTGGCATCCATTGCTAGATATAAAATGGAATCACAAAATAAGAAAGCTGTAATATCTACAGCTGAACTCTCTGACCTTAAACTTGTGGAGAACGAATAATGACCGATATTGTCCAAGCGTTAATTGAACCAAATCTAGACATTGTTGTCATAGATTTGGAAACTCGCTCAAAGAAATTTGAAATGCGAGAACATGCGGGCTTAGAGCCTTGGCGCGTACGTCATGGTACAGCTGAAATCATGTCAATTGATGTTTACTATCCAGATGGACGTACAATTCAACTTGTGAACAATGATACAGGTTTTAATGAACGATTAGAAAAACTTTTAAAATCATTAGAGCATAAAGTCGTATTTGCACATAATGCTATTTTCGATGTGGCTTGGTTAATTGCAACATTGCAACCTGTGCGCTGTGGACCAGTTCCATCATACATTAAAAATATCCAGTGGCGAGATTCGATGCTATTATACAAATGGCTTATCAATGGTCAAATCGCTGAATCAAGCCATTTCAGTTATGCATTGGGTAATCTTGTTTCAAAATTCTTAGCTGATCATCCAGACACGGCTGAATTTGTGAAAATGAAAAACGAATATCAAGTCGCTGGTGAAAATGAAGCATATTGGTTAGAGCGTGGTTCGCTTGACGTTAAAATGACGTTTGAATTAATTCGTAAAGTTTACTTCAAAGTTCCTGCATCGATGCGTATCGGCTTAATCACTGAATTCGAATGCATTTGGCCTGTTGCAAACAGTTGGATTAATGGCTTCCGTATCGACATTGAACAACTTGAGAAAAATGAAATCAAGTATTCAAACATGAAGTACGATATTGCTAAAGAGCTTGGAACAGATGCTGGATTATTTACAAGTCCAAAGCGCCTTGCTCAATTTCTATTTACTGAAATGGGTTTAACGCCACACGGCAATACTCCAACAGGTAACCCTGGAACATCTAAAGGCGATTTAATGTGGATCGAATACGCATTAAAGCAACGTGGTGATCCTAAAGCGGCAATTGTTCGTAAAATCCTTGAAGCAAAAGAAGCATCGACACTGTATTCTAAATATGTGAAAACGATGAAGGAAGCTTTAGCACATACAGGCGATGGTTATATTTATAGTTCGCCTCGTTTATTTGGAACTTATACAGGTCGTATGACATATAGTAACTCCGTTACACATAAAGATCCTGACAAAGAGACCAAAAAGAAATTTAAAACATCAATTGCGATGCATCAGATTCCGCGTAAAGCTAAAGATGTTCGTGCGTCAATTTGTCCACCCGAAGGTATGTCAGTTCTTGAGTTCGATGCTGCAGGTCAAGAATCTCGACTAATGGCTTTACAGTCAAAAGATCGTACGTTGATCGACATTTTCACTCAAGGATTAAACTTCCACTCAATGACTGGCGCATCGATCATTGGTATGGATTACGAGCAATTTGAAGAATTACGTGCTAAAGAGAAAGACGATGGTCCAATGACGGAAGCACGTCAACGTGGTAAATTAACGAACCTAGCATGTAACTTCCGTATTTCTGGTAAAGCACTAGCGAAGCAAGCATTCGAGAAATATGATGTAATGATTGATATTTCAACAGGGAATCACCTTGTTAAGACATTCACATCATCGTATAATGGTGTCGAAGATTATTGGCGTAAATCGATATTTGATGCTCGTACCAATGGTTACGCAGAAACATATGGCGGTCGTCGTTTTAAAATCAATGCTTGGCAAACAGAACGTTGGGGCTCTGAGTCATCAGCAATCATGGTACCGATTCAAGGTTCTGGTGCTTCGATGAAAGAGATTGCAATTTCGAAATTAGCTAAAGAATTTCCACAATTTCATTTTGCGTTAGACTTACACGATGCGTCATTTGGATACGCATTAGACGATGATACAGCACAATTGTTTAAAGATATGGAAGAATTCTTAAATACAATTGACTATGGTCCTTATTGGGGTTTCAAACCAGAAATTGAACTCCCATACGAAGGTAAAATGGGTAAAACATTTGCGGATGTGAAATAATGACGACTGAAAATAAAACTGATCAAGGATCTATTGAAATAGCTCCACTGGAAGAATCTAAACGATCTCGCCGTAAACCTTATCAACCAGTGCGATTCGCTGACCATACTCCATTGGAAGGGTATTATAACGATGGGCATGGTAATTTGTACAGCGTTGCTCGTTTAATTGACATGTGCAAAGATCTTGAACCGTTCGATGCACCGTTACAAGCATTTGATTTATCATCTCCAATTTGGCAAGATTACTCTACATTCGATTTAGCATTCCATGTTAGAGCTGTTAATGATGCTGATTTATCATATCCGATAATTTTGGATTGGAATGGCTCAATAGCTGATGGTCGCCATCGACTTATAAAAGCATTGGTCCTCGGACATTCGACTATTAAATGTGTTAGAATGTACTGGAAGCCAGAAGCTGATAAACAAATTTAGGTGAAGATATGAGCGATAAGAACGATACAAAGAAAGCAGTGCAAAGCGGTGTGTTTTGGTGCGTTATCGACCTTATCGCTTTGTTTATATTAATTGCATACTATATAGGAAAGTAACATGACTCAACCAATGGCTTTATCTCATAGCCGTCTTAGCGATTTTAATCAATGTCCTTTAAAATTCAAGTTAAAGTATATTGACAAGCATCCAGCTTTTAAAATCGATGACAACAATAAATCAGTCCATTTGCAACGTGGTGAAAA